GAAGCACTAGACAGAGACAACGTAGCTGGATTTAACTGTAGCTATATTGCTATTGACAGCCCACGTTCTTTCGACGAGCTTATGTACATCTTGCTATGTGGTACAGGCGTAGGCTTCTCCGTTGAGCGTCAGTACGTAGGAAAGCTTCCTACTATTGCTGAAGAGTTCTTCCCTACTGATACAACAATCCATGTCAGTGACTCTAAGGTAGGTTGGGCTAAGGCATTCAGAGAACTAATTAGTCTTCTGATTGTAGGACAAGTGCCAAGCTGGGATGTCAGTCGAGTACGTGCCGCTGGCGAGCCACTAAAGACCTTTGGAGGTCGTGCCTCTGGACCTGCTCCACTAGTAGACTTGTTTGCCTTCACTGTAGGGCTGTTTAAGACCGCTGCTGGACGTAAGTTAACAAGCGTGGAATCTCATGACCTGTGCTGTAAAGTGGCTGAGATCGTAGTTGTGGGCGGTGTACGTAGGTCTGCATTAATCAGCCTATCTAACCTGTCTGATGACCGTATCCGCAGAGCTAAGCATGGACAGTGGTGGCTTGATGCACCTTATCGTGGCCTAGCTAATAACTCTGCATGTTATACAGAGAAGCCAGACTTTGAAGCCTTCCTTAATGAATGGAGTAGTTTATATGAGAGTAGAAGTGGAGAGCGTGGGTTCTTCAGTCGAGTTGCTAGTCAACGACAAGCTGCAAAGAACGGTCGCCGAGATCCTGACCACGAATTTGGAACGAATCCTTGCAGCGAAATCATCCTTAGACCAAATCAGTTCTGTAACCTCTCAGAAGTTGTCGTGCGATCAGACGATACAGCTGAAAACCTCCACCGAAAGGTACGTCTTGCAAGTATTCTTGGAACTCTCCAAGCTACCCTGACAGACTTTCGATACCTACGTAAGAAATGGCAACAGAACACTGAAGAAGAAGCGTTGCTTGGCGTATCTATGACAGGCATTCAAGATTGTAAACTAACTAATGGAGTAAAGAATGGATTACCTGAGCTACTTGAAAGCCTCAAGCAGAAAGCTGTTGTTACAAATAAAGAATGGGCTAAGAAACTCGGCATCAATCAAGCTGCCGCTATTACTTGTGTCAAGCCTAGTGGTACTGTCTCTCAACTTGTGGATTCTGCTAGTGGTATTCACGGCAGATTCTCCCCTTACTACATTCGTCGCGTCAGGGCTGATATTAATGATCCACTATGTGGTGTACTCTCGAATGCAGGAATAACATCAGAGGTTGATGTAAGGTCACCGAACACACTGGTGTTTAGCTTCCCTCAGAAAGCACCTACAGGGGCTGTAATGTCTTCATCTCAAACAGGAATGGAACAGTTGGAACTATGGGATGTATATCAGAAACATTGGTGTGAACATAAGCCGTCTATTACTGTGTATTACAAAGACAGTGAGTTTCTTAATATTGGTAGCTGGCTTTATAATAACTTTGATGATTGTAGTGGTGTGTCATTCTTGCCATTCAGTGAACATACTTATGAACAAGCACCATACGAAGAGATTAGTAAAGAGCAATACAAAGAAATGAAGGCAGAGATGCCGAAGGAAATATCATGGGACATCACAGAGTCAAGTGATGTTACTGAAGGGGCACAGACATTAGCATGTACAGGAGGGGCATGCGAGATCTAGGTTAACTAAGCCGCTGTTTACACTACGTAAGCAGCGGCTCTTTTAAACTACTTTTTCATATCCATTATCTTACCAACACCACGTATACCAAACGAGCTGCTGATAGCAATGAACAGCAAATACTGATACCACTCAGGTAGCGTACCAAGAACTGCAAAGCTCTCACCTACCCTGACAATGATAGTAGGGTCATCCACTGCAATAGAATAGCCAATCATAAACACAGGCGCTGCAAGAACTATAGTCCAGAACTCATCCTTCCACGAGTCCTTAGAGGCATCAGCCATCTTAGATTCCCAGTCAGCATTGTTCTGTATGACAGACATCTTTGCTTGGTGTTTCGCCTGCTTCTCCTCTGCCTTATTACTGAGGTATCCTTTAATAAGATCCGCAACAGGGGCGATTAAACTTGATAACATAGCTTACTCCAATAGTGCAGGTATAAGAGGGAATGATTTACTAACATCCTTAAGTACAGCAGATACTACATCTTCAGGTGACATACTTCCTGACATGATAGCACTAATGCCATTGATTAAGTCGTTACCTTTACCAAAAGCAGGACCAAGAATAGTAGTAGTAGGATCAACACCATAGTTACTAGCACGGAAAGGATCTATTGCAAACGACAGACCACCAATGTAAGCAATAGAGGTTATAAGATGCCCTATTGCATCCTTGTCTTCCCATCGTTCGGTGTCACCTGTCTTAAGCATCTCACGTAAACCAGCTGCCATGACCTGAGTGGCTAACATCATGCCAATGTAAGGTGCAATAGCAGCAGCCTGCTTAATCTTCTCAGGTGGTGTTCCGTTAGCAACCATAGAGTTGTACCAGCCCTTCATCACCACGTTGTTAAACACAATAGAGAATGACTTAAGCTGTGCAATTAACTTGAAGCGTTCATCTGCCATCCATGCAGGCTTCTGTACCATACGAGGACGCATGACAGTATCTTCGACTACGTTAAGAACACCAACTCTAAACTGCTCGTTGTAGTATTCATTCTTCTTACCACCTCTAAGATGCCAGTTATAGGCTTGAGATATATTGAGTCCAGCCTCTGCAAACTTATCACCAATACGTAGCTGCTCTTCGATGTTACCTTCTTTAATAGCAGTAGAGTACTTAACTAGATCAGCTCTGAATCCTTGCTCTGCTAAGATAGCTGATGTCATACGTAATGCTTCAGTCCACTGTGGCGTGAGGGTCATGTTGTAGAAGAAGTTCTCAAGATTAGTAATCCTACCTCCAATCTCATTGTCACCAAGACGAGCTGCCGCTGTGTTCTTTAGCTCATAAGCAGTGATACCTAAGTCTTGAATGATGTCGCCTTTATTAACAAGCTGAGACGCATCTTTAAACGATAGACCACGACCATGCTTAAACTGCTCCTTGATTATACGAGCGGTTAGCTTACCAGCAGATGTAATAGCCTTACCTGTTTGTCCTGTCTTAGAGGCTACAACAAACACCTCAGCCAATGAAGGAAGAATAGACAAAGGCAACAGCGTAACACTTAAACCAGCACGTATAGCGTTCTGTGCAGTTCTAATGCCTTCCCCTTGTGACACATCTAGGTTACGAGTAGGGATACGCTGAGATAGATTCATCATGTTAGCTAGATCGTTAACCACCGTCTCTGTATTGTAGTTAATACCCTGTGCTTTTGCATCGTCTAGTACTTCAGCTACCTTATCATAAAACTTCTCATTGTTAGCGCCGAACTCTTTAGCATGAGCTAGTCTTTCTGACATCATCTCATAGTAAGAGTAGATAGAGTCTTGCACTTTAGAGTCAGGGTTAAGCCAGTTAGACCAGAAGTCCTGTGGTAGCTCAGCCAGCATACGGTGAGTCTCGACTGCGTTCTGAGTATTAACTCGTGCAGCTCCTGACTTACTCTTAAATATGCTTCTTTGCATAATCTTCTTTGCTTTTGACTGAGCTTCCTCTGTTGTCATCCCCTTATCAATAAAGTTATTTACGTTCTTTTGATATGTATCTAAGTATGAGGTTTCAGTAGCATTTCCAAAATGCTCATAGCCTTGATTCTTAATACGAGCGATGTAGGCATCTATCTTATTCTCTGATAACTTAATACCACGCTCTTTAGCAACAGCTAAAGCCTGAGCTTTGAACGCCGCTGGGTCAGCCTTAAGTTTCTTATAATCTATACGTCCATGTAACGGAAAGTATGTACGACCTTCAAACAAACCTGCATCAATACCATACTTCTCTAAGTCTTTCTTCATCTTAAAGTCTAAGAAAGTAGACAGCTCATTAGAAGCCTTCTTACTTTCTTTAGGTAGGGCGGCATATGCTGCGTTCTTAGCGTCCTTCTCTTCTTTAGTACCCTCTGGCATTACTCGCTGATCATGTACTGCTAAAGCGTCTTCGTTGCTCAGCGTCATAAACGTAGCCATTCCTTTAGCATACTCAGACTTGAATATCATAGACTCTGCATGTACAGGACGGATACCTGCTCTACGAGCTAGTGACCCTGAAGTCTGATTAAACTTACCAACAAGCTTCTTCATCTCTGGTGTGTTTACTTGAGCAACAGCCTTGCTTCCCGCCTCACCAAGGAAAGGTGCAAGATACTTAGAATATAGGTGACCTAGTTTTGTCTCAGTTACTGGTATCTTTTCTTGCTTCTTTACCCATGCCTTTGACTTAGGATTATACTGAATAATACCTGCATCTAACTGTGAAGCATAAGACAAGTCAGCATTCTGCTGTGCCTTAGTCATAACACTAGAGCCTACGCCGAAAGGCATACCCAATATACCACCTACAAGAGCTTCAACAGCAGACTCTTTTAATGACTCTTCTACATCGAACTGATCCCAGTAAGATGCAGAGTTAGTAGCTGCTATAGTTGTAGCAAAGTCCTGAACACCTTCAGTAATACCTGAGCCTAGCGATGCCTGACCTATCTGTCTAGCCATTGAAGGAGTCTGAGCTACCTGACCACGTATAGCACCACTTAAAGCACTAGCATTACCAGCATTAATAGAAGCCATAAGCTCAGGGGAAGTAGACTTAATAGCTGGTGTCAAGGCTTTAATAAACTTAGCACCTGCCAACGGCTCTAACGCACCTAAAGCAAGACCAGTACCTAAGTCTGCCATAGAAGCAGTGTATGCCTCGTCCATATCCTCTGCTTTAAGGCCAATGTCACCGATGTTCATAACACCTGACATAAGACCACCAGCAACTAAAGCACCAGTAGATCCTGACACGCCTATCGCAGGTGCTAAAGGTGCAGCAGCTATAGCAGGTAATGCAGTGGCTACAGTACCTATGCCTCTACCTACCTGATCTAACAAACCTCTGAAGGAAAACTCACCCTCTTCATACAGAGGATGCGCTGTTACCTTAGCTACCTCTGCCATGTTCTCAGACTTACCATCGACCATTGCTTGACCGAACGCACTGTCAGAAAACCCGAATGCTTCTGCAACGGACTGACCGCCACGATACAAAAGCGCCTGACCTAAATCTACACCTGCTCCTATTTGGCTTCCAAAATCATCTGGTTGTTGGCTTAAGTGCTGATCATATTGCTGATCAGAAGCCGTCCATAAAGAATCAAAGTTGATAGTCTCTGTCATTATTTAGCTAACCTCTGGGCTACTACTTTTCTAGCTTCTAGGTATGCTTCCCCTACATCTGTAGTGCTTAACTCACCGCCTGATGAGAACCAGTTATCTCCTTGCTTAGCCATTTCATCCGCAATCGCTTTCTTAGTTGCTGCGGGATAGCTTACAAAATTGGTATCTACTCCATGTACTAACCTTGAAAGTTCTGTGAGGTTATCTCCTTCAAATCCAGCACCTGCCATGAAGGAACTAATATCATTTATCTTAGGACCATAGTTCTCAAACGGATTAGGGATACCAGCAGCTCTAGCTTGCTGTGCCCTTAGAAGAAGAAGCGCATCTTTGTACTGCTTGTCCTGAATAGCTTTAGCTTGCCCAGATCTTGATGCAATACCAGCTTGTAAGCCACTACCTAGACGAGACAGAGTATTAGCTCCTCTCTGTCCTGAACTTGCCAACATAGCAGCACCCATTGCCATCAAATCAACACGATCATTGATAGCATCAAACCAGTTCTGCTTATCTTCAGCACCTTCCGGAGAAGTACCGACAACTTCTGAATCTGGAACGGTAACAGTTGCATCTGTATTAATCTCCTTGGGTAACTCTGTAGTGGGGACAATTGGAGCATTAGGGTTATCAATTCTTTTTTGAACTTCAGTAGCATCCTCACCTAAATCTTCTAATAGTTTCTTTCTGTCTTCATCAAACTTAATAGATTTATTTCCTTGCCTCTTAACACCTCTATCTAATCTATCCTGAAGCTCTTGAACAACATCAAGCTTACGCTGCCCAGCTGGAGCAGTTATAGTCCCTTTCTTTAACTCATCTATAATATCTGATTTATCTTTGTTAATACTTTCTTGGGATTTAATCTGGTTCTCTGTAATATCTGCATCTCTTATGTCTTGAACACCTGAAGAACCACCTACAACATAGCTAGGCGCTCTTCCTTTCAGTAAAGGAAGTAAATTTGACAATACTAGCCCTTGTTCTGCTGTAGTTCCTTTTGTGTTCTCAGCAGTACGTCCACCACCATTAAAAAGACCGCCTATTGTATCAGCTGCGTTAAGCATAGATTGGTTCTGGTTTTGAATCCGAGCGTTTCTATTCCCTGTTGATGGCGCTCTTAGATTAGATAGATAACTTACAGCATCTGACACTCCTCCTACCCCTTTACCTATTAAGGCAAATGGATTCGTAGAAGAGCTAAGTATCTCTCTAGCTGATCTTTGATCTGTAGCATACCTAGAAGAAGGGGCATTAGAGTCTACATCAAACTCAGCACCTACAGGTAAGTTTTGAGCTACAGCAGTAGGTAAAGTATAGTTAGGCGATACAGCTCCTCTCAAAACTGTATTTAACATCTCTGGAGTAGCCCCTAGTTGTAGAGCCTGCTCAAGAAGCGTTGCTTGTTTTTTATCAAGCTCTGCTATTCTAGGATCAAACATTGGAATTGCCATTATATACCTCCTTGATTAAACATACCCGTTGGCTGCTGTGCCTGCTGAGCTGCTTGTTGTATCTGCTGTTGTTGCTGACTCACTATTAATGATTGTAGGAGATCAGCTTCTCTGTTACGTCTAGGATGTAACTCTACGTTACTCCATTCTTCTGGATCACGTAACAAAGCAATAGCCTGAAGAAGGTCACCTTTAATAACAGCCTTCATGGTCTTGTACTTTAAAGCACCAGTGCCATAGTTATGTAACAAAGAAAGCGCAACCGCCTGCTGCTGTATACTAATAGAATCAAACTTAGGATATGCTTTACGGAGTT